CATTTCATTTTCATTATTCTAATTTTATTGATTGTGACTAACAAATAGAATTTAGAAAATTGCGCAAATGCCTGTAAATACAGCGTTTTGGGCACTATTATATTAGGAAATAATATTTTTATTTGTGACTAACGTGTGACTAACGATAACAGTCTAAAACTTCCGAAGTGATACCAAATATGTTTATAAATAAAATTCCCGGGGAATTAACCCCGGGATGTTTTTATATGGCAATCAAATCTTTCCATGTGGCGGGTCCACAGACTCCATCCACTTCCAGAACATCTTTCCTAGATTCCTGATAAGCTTTCAGAGCGTAAATCGTGTTTGTGTCTGCTGTCCATGTAAGTTTCAGGGCTTTGCCGTTTTTGCCTTTAAAGCCTCTGGCTCTTAAAATTTCCTGTAAGAGGAGCACAGATGTGTTTTTATCTCCTGCTTTTACTGTTTCTGGATTAAACATATATTTCTCTCCTGTTTGTGCGGTATTAGGCAATGCATTTTCAGATTTTGCGGGTACAGATGCATCAGATGTAATACTATAATCTGGTGTACAGAACTTAGTTCCGGGCATCTGGCTGTTAAGATAACTCTTTGCACAGACACCGCCGCCATTTGCAATAATTCCAGATGCACCAGAAGTATTTCCCTCGATGGTATAGAACCTGTCTCCGATTACGGCCGTTACGATGCCGGTATGAGTGAAAGTTCCATTATGATAAAAAATTACAATATCACCGATCTTTGGATTAGCGTTCCTTGTAAACAGATTACCAAGTGTTGGGCAGTAAACATAGGGCCAGTGTTTCAACAGTTTTTTTGCTTTTTCCTGTCCGAATGCTTCCATAAAGCACCAACTCACGAATGCTGCGCACCAAGGCTGTCCTTGATATGATGGCTTAATGTCTCGCCAGTACTTCGTATAGTTGCTCGAACCGGCGTTTGCAGTCTTACTGTCGAGCTGACTATTGCTCTTCTTTTCAAGGTATCCAATCTCATTTTTTGCAATGAGAATCACTTTTTCAATAGCTTTATCCATTGCAGAAACCTCCTCTTTGTAATCCTTATAGAATATATCCATGTCAACGTTACCACTAATGCCGGATACTTTTCCTCTACTGGAATACTGCCAGCCTACACCAACAGATGGACGCAATCTTTCCTGTACAGAGCCATTATCACTAGCCGGATAACGAGCAATCCAGCAATCGTACTTTTTCAGGGTGTCTGACAGAACGTTATTGTACCAATCAAGATTGCAGTAGATACCGACCTTATAACCGGCTTTTTTGATTCTGGTCAGAAATGCTACTGCAATATTCTCAATCGCCTGTTTTCCAAGGTTTCTCTGCTGACTCCATTCAAGGTCGTAGAAGATTGGAAAGTCCATTCCGCGTCCGCCAAGAACAGAAATTACGCTCTCAGCTTCATCAATTGCCTGTGCCGGTGTCAGAGCGTAACTGTATTTATATCCGCCGACAAGGATTCCATTTGACTTGCATCCTTTGTAGTTATGCTCAAAAGAGGAATCAGTTCCAGATTTTTGATGGATTCTCAATATTGCAAACTTAATTTCAGAATTCGATACTTTCGCCCAGTCTGGCTTACTCTGATAAGATGATACGTCAATTCCTTTAATTTCCATATTTTCTCCCTTGCACGTATTTTATTTCACTATCCCTGGTTTTGATTCTGTTACTGTCCCGTCCTCATTCAGTACATAGCCATCCTTTTGAAGCCTTTCAATTACCTTCTTATTCCACAACTCGGGAACATCTGTCCATTTTTTCAATTCATTAATAACTCTTTCTTCGTAAAATTTAACCATTATTCTCACCTCTGATTGTTGCAACTAAAGTAGCCAGTTCATCAAGTGCCGAATCATGCGTTGATACAAGTTCAGCTAGACCGTCAATACCATCACCATTAATCAGAATTTTACGATTAGATTCCGCATTAAGCATCCGCATCACCGAGTCAAGCTTTTCAGACATCTCATTCAGCCTGTTTGAAACTCGATTGATGGCTTTGTAGATATTTGCAATTTCTTTTTTATCCATATGCGCCTCCTGTTCTTAGATATTCAGTTATATTCATTAATTTGCTAGGATTTTAGAGACATAAGCAGGGGGCAATGCCGCTAGTGTTGCGGGCACTGTCGACGCCCGCACCCCCGCCTATACTCACACGACAGAAGGAATAACCGTCGCTGGACCTAGGCGAACGTGTCCAATAGCAGCCAGATGCATAATTACTGCTATAAATTGGCTTCTTATATCTATTAGCAGTAGCATTTTGAAAATACTGATACCGTTCTCCTTCACCTCCGGAAGAATATGACGTACCGCCAAAAACCTCAATTTCAGAAGGCAAAAACGCATAGTCACTAGAAGTCTTAATTTCACTACTCTGGCCACTAGCTGATGTCAATTTCTTAACTTGTTTCATCATGTTTTGGACATAAGCAGGTAAACATTTCTTGTACACATTATTACACCATGTACGTCTTTCACAACCTTCCCAACCGCCGCTATTCATATCTGAGCTATTCATATAACCACATTCATGAGATGCATCGAGAGAATTGTTATATTCTGTCGTAGTGTCTAAATACAGCAGGCGTTCCGTCTGAATTGTAATCGCAGCTTTGGTCTTGCCATTGACAGCAGTCACTAAATCATCATGTTCAATTCCGATAATTACATAAGCGTAATCATTTGCCTTGTGTGACTCACTTACGCCAGTTGCAGGCATGGCGTTATGATGAATTACCCTCTTGTCACCAACCGCCCAATAGTCTCCAATGTTGATTTTGCCTGCGTAGTGCGCTTTAATCATCCTTGCTATTTCAGCATCCGTTCCGTCAGCGAATGTGACAATCTTCAATTCCCCTGGTTCACCGAGAAGTCTGTTTCCTGTATCGTAGTTGTATACGCCATCAGTGTTGTATGGGAACAGCACGAAGTAATATTGTTTGTCGCTTGTTAACCCTGTGACTGTATAGCCTGTGGTTTTGTATTTATCTCGAACCGTATTATCAACCACAAGCGTTCCGTCATCTGGATTTGCAGGATAGCCCGTTTCTTTCATTACAAGTTTTGTGCCAGCCCATGTAGAAAATGTTGAGCCACTGATTACCGTGTTTTCAGGGTCTTGCCATTTAATTGTGACAGATGTGTTTGCATTTTCAATTGTTGGGTTGTTTACGGGTTTAGGGGTAACGGTCACGCCTCCGCCTTTTGCGTGGAGTGTTCCGTCTTCGTCTATGAATGTTGTCTTACCGTCGGGCTTAACCTTGCCAAGAGTTTCAGTTGTAGCAATCGGGACAGTCGCATCGCTTCCCCTGTCTCCTTTTGGCCCTTTTATGTTGACTGTTTCGGGATTGGTGATTCCATCTGTGTTGCTCCAGCTTATATTTCCATCGGTGTCCACACTTGGGACGAATGTAGTGCCCTTGTCTCCTTTAGGCCCGGCATCCCCAGCCTCTCCCTTTTCTCCTCGCGGCCCAGTATCTCCTTTTGCGCCCGTATCGCCTTGCGGTCCGGTAATATTTACTGTCTGGGGGTTTTCAAGTCCCCCGTCATTACTCCAACTTATATTTCCTCTGCTGTCTACAACAGGAGTAAAGGTGATTCCTCGCACGCCAGCATCGCCTTGCTCGCCTTTTGGACCAACTGGTCCCTGTGGACCTTGCAGCCCAGTATCGCCTTTTAGACCCTGTATTCCCTGCTCTCCTTTTTCTTCGGGGTCTCCTTTTATGCCCTGCGGTCCCGGGTCGCCCTTTGGCCCTTGCGGACCAACTGGTCCCTGCGGACCTTGCGGCCCTTGAATCCTGCCAGCATTGTTCCAATTTGTGCCGTTAAAAACCCACATTTCTCCATTTATTAAATACGCATCGTTCTTCCCCGCACTCAGAGGAAGGTCTGCCTCAGATTCTTTTGTACCGAGGATATTAAGAGATGTTCCGTCATTTCCTTTCTCACCCTTTTCTCCTCGTGGACCTTGCGGACCCTGTGGACCAACATCTCCTTTATCACCTTTTGGGCCTGGCACTCCTTGAGGCCCTATAATATTCCCAACATTTTCACTATCACCATCTGAAAATGTTATTGCTAAATTTCCACCTATGTCGATGCTAACCGCTGTGATAGAGACGCCCCTCAGTGATTCTTTCTGCTCAGGTGTCAGCGATTCAAACGCCACGGTGCCATCCGCACCCTTTTCTCCCGGATCACCTTTATCTCCTTTTTCACCCCTTGGACCCTGCGGGCCAGCAGGACCCTCTGCGCCTTTCTCTCCTTTATCTCCTTTTTCGCCTTTTGGACCCTGCGGACCAACAAATTCTCCGGCATTAACCATCTCTGAAATATCCTCAATGGAACACAACCGCCTTACATCATTGGCCGCAAATGCAATGTATAAGGCTTTTCCAGATGGAACGGACGGGTCATTGCCAAGAATTGCAACAGGCTCTCCGGGGCGAATTTTCGATGTATCAAAATCGGAGTACATACCGCGCCGGAATTGTATTGTGTATGTATTGGCCATATTAGACTTACCTCCTTATGAAAGGAAAACATTTTCTATGTAATCCTTTACGGAATCAAGATTTTTCTGCACATCGTCATTCATTACAAGGAAATTGCCTTTATTATTCTGACTGATAATACTTCCTGTATTCTCATCTACTTCTGAATATGTATATGCAATTCGACTTCCTTCTCCGGTGCTAAGATTCATAAAACTTGTTAAAATCTTCTTCATGATATTACCTCCATTTGATTGATAATGCTTAATCTGTCGTTAATAAGCTCTGATTCATAATCTGGTTCCGAGATCTCTGCTTCTTCTGACTCATAATTTGGTTCCGGGATTTCTATATCTCTTGCGTCTGTATAAGCCGTATCTCCCGGGTCAGTAAATCGCATATGTTCATATTCAGCTTGTCTTGCTTTGATTTCGAACGAAAATTTAAGTCCCGGAGTTCCTTTTACAATAAAATAATTTTGCTCTTTATCAGCTATCCAGCAGTCGCCTTCTCCTTCTCTTTGCAAGAACACATAATATTTAATGCCGACATTTGCAGATTCCTGAAAGATATCATCTATGTCAATCATACAAGTCCCGTCATCCGATATTACAGACTCGCCGATATCTCCAAAGAATGGGGTTGGCATTTCATAGCAGTAAAAGAGCTGTTCATCATAGTCTATCGTCGAAACTGATCTTGATTTTGTCCCGCTTACTTTCAGCTTCCCTCTGATAGAAGCATCTGCAAGGTCCGTTCCTGTTCCGACGCTATAGAAATGTCCACTGGCTTCTACGTGCGTGCCTGCTTTAACTTTTTTTGATGCCGAAATACTGTCCGCAGAAACACTGCCAGCAGAAACACTGGTATTAACCGAGACCGAACTTGCGTGTACGGTTCCTGTATAAAGATTGATTCCTCTAATTCGCGTTCCATACAACGTCCCGTACCCCGGTACATATACTCCTGTATTCGTCTCTGAATAGATCTCTCCAGTTGAAGCATCTAGCGTTATTTCTCCATACGTGCCACTTGCTGAAAGCTTTTTAATTCCAACTTTCCATCCTGCTAATTCACCTGTGTTAATATAATCGGCATTCATGTACACATTGCCATTTGATAGATACAGACCTTTATTGCTGCTGTTATCGCTTAGCACATTAATAATCTCTTGTTTAGACATTTTTCCTATGTCGAGGTTGCTAAGTGCATTGTCTGTATAGCGATTCGCATTCGATAATGCTGTCGAAGCTTTATTTTCAGCAACACTATATATTGTGTCGCCGTTTGCTAACACGAATGTATTAGGTCTGAGCGTAACATTTCCGTAGTTATCAATCGCAAATGTTGATACTCCAGAACTGTTTGTAACGTTGATGTTCTTCAGATTAATCAAATCAGCTGAAATCTGTCCGGATTTAATATAGGAAGCATTTATATACAGATGTCCGTTCTGCATATAAATTCCCTCTTGCTTACCGTTATCCGTTAAAGCGTTAAAAACTCTTTCAAAATTGACAATTTTTTCAGCGTCCAGTTCCCGCCAAGCGCCATCAGTCCCAGAAAACATATATACCTGGCTTGTAGAGAAGTTCATGAATATCGAGCCGTCATGCTTTTCATATTCTTCACTTTTCCACTCAGATGCCGGATAATTCTGCAATGTTGGTGTATACGTGCCATAATAGTTCGGGATAGTCACATTACGAACTGACCCATCCACAACGTCCTTGGCAATCTGTTCAATAGTTCTACTTTTCAGTGTAAAGTTTTCAACCTCTAATGTGACAGCGCCTGTGTTGGCATCTATTCTTAATGTCGTATTCCCATTATTGTCTTTTGCTGTAAAACCTCTCGTGTTAATCCATTCTGATTGAATACCGATGGCATAGAGAATATTCAGAACGGCATCTCCATTACTATCAAAGCCGGCTTTCCATGTCTGACCGCCGTCTACTGACAAGAAGAATCCATCAGCACTTGTTTTATAAATTACTTTAGAATCAGCAAGTGTAGGCTTATCATGCCGGTACGTAATTACGGAACCATCTTCTTGTGCTTCCTCTGTATAGAAGAAACCCAGCGTGTTCGCTGCAAGTTCATTCATCTGTTTGAGCTTTACGTCATATGCAGATAGCTTTTTCTCTGTGTCTTTTTTTACTTGTTCTACCACTGCCTGCTGCTCACCAATAAACTCGCTTGCATCTTCTTCGGCACTCTTTGCGCTACAGCTCCATGATGTTGAGCCACCGAACACGAACTCTATATCTGTCACAAACGATCTAAAGACACGATTCTTTGTATCAATAAATTCGACCGGATCGCCGAAAGTGGCGTATCCGTTGGCGATTCCGTCGCATGAGAAAGGACGCATTCGCAAACCGATTAATTGATTTCCAATAGCTTCGACTCCTGCCTGTGCATTTCCTGACAATAGCTGATTATCAATAGTGATTACATAGCCGTCCTGACCCGACATATATTCGGCCTCATCTTCTACGTATTTGACGCCTGTTACAATAACATCGTCTACGTCATATTGTAGATTCTGAATTGAAAATAACGCGTGATAGTCGTTATTGCTTAACGTACCACCATCAATCACGGTCCCTGTTGTCCATGGATTAAGCGTACCGCCATCCAGATCATCACCATTTGTCCAGTTCTTTACTGTTCCACCATCGTAAATAGTCGTATTGGTAAATGTCTTATCAAACGTAATAATCCTGAGTAAGTCATTTTCGTCGATTCTTGCATTTCCACCGGCTATCCCGGCACACATTCCGATTATTGTACGGTATGTCGCATTAGATGGCACTTTCTGAATCTGAAAATCCGCATTTGGAAACACTGCATCTCCAAGAGTGATTCCACATTGCTGACAGCATTCCGAGAGCAGTTCCTTGACCGTACAAGGAAAAGACAGATTAGAATCATATGCCTTATCAGCGTTATGCATTTTATCTAAGAGAGAAAGACTTATTTCGCTTGCTGTTGCGGGCTTTTTCGATACAATGTAAGTACCTCTCTTTATGGTTTCTATCCTGTCGGATAACTGCACATTGAGAAAGATAACAAACCTTGCAGCGTTAAAATTATATCCGTCAAAACGCCCATCATCGTTTACTAATGATAAGCTTGCCGTTTTTGTGATTGCCACACCCACCGGAAAGTCCCCGGAGTCTGCTGAATCTACGAGATTATTTCCAGACAGATAAAAGTCTTTTTTGCCTAGCTTAAGAGTTGTGCCATTTGACAATGTAACATTTGCTGTCACGTAATAATTTCTGTTTGTAAGTGATTCTTTCTTTAACTGAGTAGATACATTTATCAAATCGGCTCAATCCTCCTTACATTGATAGACAAATCCGTCCACTTTTCTTCCCCGTCTTTCAGGGTTTGCGCAGCCATGTTAAAATTTGATGCGTAGAATGTTCTGTCTATCCATCTTCCCGGAACAGTAGGGTCTTTATGGTGGAATGTGAATTGGCTTTTGTTAAGCACAGTATTTAGTATGGTTGCTATTTCAGCCCACGTAAGCTCGCCCCATTGCATGTCATACCCACCAATTGTCCCCATTGGTGTATTGTGCATAATCAAATCCTGACTTCTTTTAGAGTCTTCTGTAGAAGTGGTTGCGAACACCGGTTTGTAACTATCCGGTGCTCTTATAACAACGTTGTCTATTTTAAATTGTTCCTGCGGCATATTCTTCTCCTTACGCTAACTCAAATGGGTTCTTCCCATTCCGGTTTCTTCTCATTTCAGCTTCACTGATAATAATATCTAACAATTTTCTGCCAGATGCATTGACTGTAACATTATAGGTATTTCCATCTCCCTGCCCTTTTCCTGACTCTTCCCGGACGATCTGCCGTAATAGGCTTTCCGGTGCTTCCAGGTTATTTCCTTTCTTCTGGTCACCTAATACCGCAAGGAATTCGCTTCGTGGTGGAATAACTGCGCCACTGGCCAGATATGGGATAGTTCCGATACGTGGAAATGTTGCATGAAATCCAATAGTCTTTGAACCAAACGGTGTTGGAACAGTCCAAGGCCCAAAGGAAAATGCAGATTCAATTCCACCAATTGCATTATTAATCATCCCAACTGCATTATTAACAATGCTGATTGCCTGATTAATCGGAGCTTTAATGAAATTAACAATACCTTCAAATGCAGATTTGACTGCATCTCTGGCGGCATTAAACTTATTAGTGATAGCATTTTTTATCGCTTCTACTTTATTAGATACGAACGTAGCTACGCTTTCCCATGTTCGGGATGTCTTGTTCTTTACGCTGTCCCATACGCCTACAACTTTAGTTTTAATTGCATTAAATACTGTGCTGGCTGTGGATTTAAGAGAGTTCCAAAGACCAGAAAGGGTCTTTTTAATTGCGTTCCAGATTGTTGAAGTCAATGCTTTAATCGCATTCCAAGCAGTGCTGATGATGTTCTTTATTATACTCAACGCGCCTTTTGTTACGGTTTTAATTATCTCCCACGCACCTGACACAACATCTTTGATAAAACTCCATGCTCCATCCGCAATCTCTTTTATTCCCTGCCAAGCCAGTTCCCAGTCTCCCGTGAAAACGCCAACAAGAAAATCAATAATTCCACTCAGTGTATCTGCTACATCACCAATTATTTTAATTAATGATTTTATGACTTTTATCGCTACGGTGCCTACAACATCAATTATCTTTGCAACAACCGGAAGCAAATTCGCGATTATCCAGTTAATTAAAGGAACTAACACCGACTCCCACAGAAGTTTCAGAGAATCAATGAGTTTTCCGAGAAATGTTTCTATCTTTAAAATTGCGTCCCCTAATGGTCCCTCTAATAGCCCTTTGATTTGTTCTGCTAGTCCTTGAAAAACAGGAAGAACGTACGTATTATATCCAGTTATCAGAGTCTCAAATATGCTTGATAATCCATTCGCTATAGAATCAAAGAACGGCTTTACGTGCTCATCGTATAGCCTCGATATTGCATCACTAAGGTTTTGAACAACTGTTAAGACCCCACTTGTTACAGTTTCTATTACTCCGAGGCTGCCCTCAATTGCTGACTTCAAAATGTCTTTGTTGTCGATAAAAGGCTGCGCAATCATGTTAAGGATGTCTCTGCCAAGTTTTGCGGCTGTTTCCGTAAGAACCATTCCAATTTCAGTAAAGATTCCGATTAAATTAGCAGTAATCTGCTGCGCAGTTTCTTCGCCGAAAACTGAGAAAACATCAGCAAAAGCAACTGCAAGGTTTCCGCCTATTTGTGCAATTTCAGAGCCGATATTGAACATATCTATCAGATAGTTCTTTATTCTTTGCGTGTTCTGCTTTAAAAACTTTTCAATTCCGCCTATAATGTTTTGCGCAATTGTCAATCCAATTCTGGCAAATGAGCCGGCAACTTGTCCAATTGCATATGCAAATGAATCAAGAAAATTATTTGCTGCTTTAGTAACTTCTGAATCAGTAAAGATATCCTTTAAGGATTTCCATATAGAATCAAGGTCTTTCTTTATTCCGTCAAAAATCGGCTCGTAGTCTCCTAACCCATCCCAGAATCCTTTTGCGATTAACTTAGCCAACTGTTTAAATCTGTCGATTATCTTTTTTAGCGGTTTTGACATTTTATCAAGAACTGTCTCACCCTCTGCCAATTTCCCATAATCAACATTTTGTACAGCATCTTTCATCTGATCTGCAAGTCCACCGGTTGCGCCCGGTACTTTTGGCGATGAATCTGCACTTTTATCCGTTGAGTAATTATTTATTTCGTCAAGAGGACTAAGATATCCTTTTGCCGCCTTAGTAGCTTTTTTGGTTGCGTCTGCTGTATCATTTGTTGCATCTGCCAGCTTTTCGGCATTGTCGGCAGCATTTCCATATTGGTCTGCCGTATCAGCTATTGCATCTGTTCCGGCAAGACCTGCGCCACTCGCGCCTGTCTGACCAGAAGATTTCTTTCCGGTGATTAACTCCGTAAATGACTTGAAGGCATTTGCCAGAGTTGCCAGTTTGCCCAGTAAAATATTAATAACTTTCAGAACAGGAGTGAAGAGATTGATTAATCCCTGTCCGACTGTTGCCTTGAGAGATTGCAACTGTAACTGCATCACTCTGACCTGGTTCGCCCATGAGTCAGATGTTCGAATGAAATCACCAGATGCGGCAGACAACTGTTTCTGTACAAAAGCCAAGCGGAGAGCCACTTTCTCCTGTTCAGTCATGGCGGATGTGGTTTTACCATAGCCATTTGCCAGCGCGAACTGGTCAAGCGCCGACTGGGTCATTACCACACCGAGGTCCTTGAGTGTTTCCGTTTCACCTGTAAACACTGATTTCAGTTTGATATAAGCCAAGTCCTGACTGATGTTGTAGAATGATGCTACATCACCAGTCAGCTGCGTTAGAGCCGTTGACATGTCGTAAGCCTGTGCTTCGGAGAATCCGAACGACTTAGACATTGCTCCGAACGTTCCAACATACCTTTTTGCCATTGTCTCTGACAGTCCGGCAGAGGTCATAGCATTCTTTGCAAATTCGTTTACCTTGTCCGACATGGTTGTGAATGTAACATCGACCACGTTCTGCACTTCGGCAAGGTTAGAGCCGAGTTCTACGCATTCCTTACCGAACTGCGTCAGTTTTCCAATCGCAAATGCTCCGCCAATCAGTACGCCTATTTTTTTTACTACGCTGCCAAGTCCGTTAAAAGACTGTCTGATTGCTGATACGCCGTTTTGTACACCTGATGTGTCCATTCTGGTATCAATAATGACTGAGCCATCAGCAGCCATGTGTCCACCTCCTAACTATTTGAGGTTCAACATCTCATTCAGCTTATCTTTATACGCTTGCTCTTCGTCGCTGAGACGTGTTTTTATGTCAATAATATTCTTATTTTCCTGATAGAATTTCTTTTCCCATTTATCGAGCTTTTCACCCTTCGCCTTTTTAGAGCGGATTCCAACAACTGTATTGAACAGGCACTCGCCGGATTCCATGAAGTACCCGAAGAACGTCCACCAGTGCATATACGGTACCGACCTGATTTCTTTACCGGCAACTTTGTTTACAGCCGGAACGATCATATCTCCATCCTGTTCCCAGTCCATCAAACGGGGTTTGGACTTGTTCGGGCTATCATCAACTTGACCACAGTCAATAAACTCGCAAGCTTTCTGACAAGCTTCTGTAAGATGTTCCAGGGGTATGCTTTGCCAGTCCTCAAACAAAATCTGTAACATAACAACAGCTTTCGCCTGTTCGTCCAATTCTGGGTCATTCATGGCGACCAGAATATCAATAATTACTCGAAAATCCGTTCTGATAGAAAAATCCACCCCACTGATATTTAGTGAGGTGGGTAACTCATAGGCGGTCATTTTGTATACTTCTCCGTGTACTTATTGACTACTTCCTGCATTTTTTTCTTTCTCTTTTCAATTTCCGGAGTAAGTGCTTCATTAATTTTGTCCAGAACGATATAGGCAAACACCTGACCATTTCCAAAAACAGTTGTTGCGGTAATTGGTTCTTTGAATAAATCCTTAGATGCTTCATATCCGAGCATATAATTGATTTTGTCCTCAATCTGCTTATTAATCTCCGCCATCTCTTTACTAGAAGAAACATTTTTAACAGATTCCTGAGTCTGTTCAAAGAAAGTTTCCAATTCTTCCGCTCTTGCCGCAACGTTAATGTCAGTAGGGTTCAACTTGAATGAAGAGAATACTTCACCCTGTTTGTTCGTGAATGTGAAAAGAAGAAATCCATCATCAATGTTTGTATTAATTGTTTTTGCCATTTTCTCTATCCTCCTAAAATTATTCACTGTCGGCTGTGAATGTACCGGAACTGATATCAAACTTTCCTTTTACACGTTCGCCGGTATAATTGACGGTAAACGGAATCTGATATCCAGATGTATCACCGCCGTAGGAAGTCGGCACAACGTAGCAGTCCTGCTGATATGCTTTATACTTGCCTGCTGTGGCTTCTGTCCAAAGGTGAACCTCAACTGCTTTTGTTTTGAGGTTATCGTCTTTGAGACGTCCATCTACAATCTTCTGTAATGCTGTAAACAGATCAGAAGTAGTGTCTGCATAGAATGGATCAGCGTCAGAAGAAACTTCGTAGCCGTTATGTTTGAATGTGGATTCTCCAAGAATGTTTTTAGAGGTTTCGGTGTCTGGATTGAGTTCAACATTGTACTCTTCCAGATCTTTTCCAAGACGTTCATACTTCGGTGTCAGTCCTCCGCAGAGGGAGCCTGCGTCGATATAATGAGCCATATATTTACGGTCAATTTTTCCTGTAACTGGCATAGAAATGTCCTTTCTGCCTATAACTTTAAAAGGCTGTGTAGGTTAGCGACTATCTCCAATTGATAGCCGGTTGTTACTTGTTATATTGCTTCGTAAGTATTTTCGTAGCGCACCGACAATGGTAACAACCAATCCTGTACGCCACTCTCCTGCGGTTCTAAACCATAGGAGTTGTCACGGGTGATACGTTTTATCACTCGCCCCTGCGAAAGCTCTGGAAACACATTTAAACGCGTCTCAGAGCCATTTATAATAACTGGTTCCCGGCATATCCATTTACCGAGATTGTCAAGGAACTTCTGAACAGATAGTTTCTGCCTTTCTTTGTCAGATGCTGTGCGATATACCACGTAAAATGGGTACTGGCATACCTGGTGCATTACGCCACAAACATCTTCTTTTTCTGAATAAATCAAAGCTCCATTATCTGCCGAGAACGCAATTCCTGATTCCTTGCCAAGTTCTTCAAACTTGATTGTTTCATTTTCATACAGTCCCGGATACTGGTTCAGAAGTGCTTTCATGGCATCTGTCAGAATTTCGTATCCGGTTGCGTCTTTTCCGATAGGTTTATCTGCTATGCCTGCCACCTCCTGCCTGTGCTTTTACTTTGCGAACCCATGTGTCACCATATTGCCGTTTAGCGGCATCAAACCACTTTGCCTGTGCCCGTGGGTGAGCCTGTTTGGTGTATTCAAGATTTTCCTTTGCGGCTGTCCGACCAGAAAACTGACTAACGAGAACTTTCTTTGCTCCACGTCTTGCGTAGGGACTTCCAGTTGCTTCATCAACCATTCCTTTCCCCTCGTACAGAAAACGTCCATAAGGAGCCGCCGCCGCGCATACTTTCCCAGTTCCTTGTAAGGATGTACTCTCAACTCTTGTTCGGTTGATAAAGTCCCCTGTAATCATCGGCATAAACGGCACCATACTGTCCATAACCATTCCATCAAGGAGATACTGGGCTTCTTGATACTGCCTTGAGAACCTGTCCATATTCAGTTTGATTTTCATATCTCCATCGACTATGGAGAATCCTTTGAAATGATGAATTTTACTCATATCACTTACCCAAAATCTCAAAGTGTGGAATCAGTGTGTACGGACCGCCTACACTGGTAACCTTAAACACGTTATCCTTGTTCTCGTTCATGTACTGGTAGAATCCGTTTCGATAATCACCATCAGTTACTGCTCCACCAGTCCATTCACCCTCCCAAAAGAATGATTCGTCCGAGAATGTGATAGTATCTTCCAGAGCATTGTTAATCTGCCTTTTCCACTCCTTCGAAGGCACCCATGGGAGAATCTTGCCATCTTTATCGGTAATGGTTATATCGCCGTTCTGGACAGTATAACGGATGTGTAACTGTGCGTTGTCAGTTGCGTCTGGCCCGTACTTTTTAAGGATTGCTCCTTTGTCCGTAATCAGGTCAACGCCAGATAAAACATGAGGATACCAGTACGCATCTCCTGTCGTGGCTGATTCATAATAATCAAAAATCGTCACAGTTTTGCTATACATGATACCCTCTCCTTAATCATTCTTTCTGTACTGTCTGCTTAATAACCTGATTTACTCCGGTTGCTGACAATCCGTTAAACATACCAACCGCAACTGCCGTTATATAGTCCGTTGCCGGGAAATCCGGGATAACTCCCATCCCGACTGCTCCGAGAATCCCACCAATAACCGCCATAATCACCGGGATCCATTCATCAGAGACTCTTTTTGATGCTTTACATCCCATTCCCACGATGTAGCAAATCATAACGATTGCTATACATGAGCCTAATGTTGAAATGTCCATTATTCAGATACCTCCTTAAATTCTTCTTCAAATTCATCCTTTATCATTGTATCGAAATATCCTTCTTCATCACGCAAGACGTAGTCTCCAGGCTCTATGAGTACCGAATCAACCATTTCGCCATTTCTAAACGGAGCAGGATATGTAGAAATCTCAATGTGAGGTGGGTTAAGATTGTTATTAATTTTTACTGAATTGCCAACAAACTTTTCAATTTGAGCTATGCTTTCTGGAGTGGTAAAACATTGAATAGCTTCAACTATAGTCGGTTTTTTTCGCACATATTTCATACTCTCACCCCCGCATATAATATCGGTACTCCATCATCCGTCCTTACTCCCATCAGAAGCGGCAATGCTGTCTTAAGAAGCAAGTCGTTCGTTTTCTGCACATCTCCGGCGGCGGCATACACTGCACTCCACTCTTTTGCGCCCGATGCTTTCTGCTGGGGCGTTGCGTAAGAGATGGATTCGCTGCCAGATGATACAGATGTTACAATGCCTGTCGTGCTACCACCGGTCCCGATTGCAGTTGATGTACCGCTCGCAGCGGCATTGGTAGCATTCTTCTCGGCAAGCTCAATCTGATACATTAATTCAGCCAATGAACAGACTGCCTTTTTGATACGCTTCTGTGAGCGTTCGTTTGTTGGCAGTCCGTCCACCAACCTGTCAAATGTCATTGTATCCACAAAATCACTGGCTCTTTCTGCCAGTCGTGGAAAGTCGGTTTCTGGCACGACATTGCCGAATGATTCTGTATAGAATTTATAATCTGCATAAGCCATGCCAATCACCCCCTACGTTTATGATTTCGCTGTTACGCTTGCACTTCCGGCATTCAGTGCCTTGTATGTTCCGTCACACTCAACCACTGTAATCTTCTGCCCGGTTGCTGCCTTAATGTCGGCTTTTCCGTCCCATGTAGTCCAGTTTCTGAGATTCTGGCCATAAGTTACAGCTGTTTCAGATGCACCAACTTTGTACTTGTACACATTGTTAGCGTTTTCTTTAGCCGGGTTTACAGTGATTTTTGTATCACCAGTTGCTGTTCCTGCCGCAGATGTTACTGTCAGAGTGCCAAGCGTTGGTGTCTCATCAATGGTAATTACTGCGATTGCATCAATGTACTCCGCAAAAAGAGTCAGTCCCATAACTGCGAACGCTTCGGAAACTGCTGTGTGGTAGTTGCCCTGAGTGTGGAATCCGATCAGGTTTGTCTCGCCAGATACGGTGTATACAAGCCCTGCTCTTGCGAAGTCAGATTCGTTCGGGTCAACATAATACAGAACGATGTTCTCGACGGGTGTTGCAATAACCTGTCCTCTCGGGATTTCGCTGTCAGACAGTAAAAAGATTGTGTTGAATCCCATAAAGTCTTTCATGTACTGGAATCCGAACTGGTTCTGAATAGTAATTTCAGCTGCTCCGAGGTATTCATATACGTCCAGAATGTTGACAAATCCAGCGACGCCAGTCACATTTCTGTGCATCTGCTTGAATTTGTTCTCAACACGACCCTTAGCCATTGCCAGAGCCATCTGGAATGTAGTTTCTGTGGAAGTAAGTGTACCGGTTTTCAGATAGTCATAGAATCTTCCGGTAACATCAGTCTGAAGCTGGAAAAGGAACTCATCGTCAGTCATCTGAACAGCGTTCTCATAACCGTGATCCTTGATTGCTTCAATAGATACAGCCTTTGCGTACTTCTCGATAGTCATTTCCGCATAGTTCTTTTCTTTTACAGTAAACTTGCTGTAAGGGATTTCCTCGCCCTCTGCCACTTTTCCGCTCTGTAAAGTACCTTCTGCATACTTAGACTTGAGTACAGCACCCGGCTGTTTTTTGATAGGTCTCATGATACCCAGAATATCACGTAAGTGCTGCCAGTTTCTTTCGAATCTGGTAACAAAGTCAATCTCACGTGCTGTGACCTGAATATCATTTGTCATAATAAGATTAGCTTTTGCTGCCATATAAAAAAATCCTTTCTACCCATATTTTTTAAGGTATTGGGTTAGCGGCTATACTCTGGCGTATAGTCGGTGTAAAAAAATCACTGGAATAACTGGATGTTCTGAGCAATTGCAGCCTGTCTCTCGGACGGGTCTTTGATTGCTTCGATATCTTTCTTTGTCATGTTTCCCGGTGTCTGCTGCTGTCCAACATGAGTGGTAAATCTTGCCTGATTCTGCTGAGCCTGCTGCTGAGATTCATCCACAAAAGCGGATGCGTCAGACTGTTTCATCTGTTCGATCAGGTCGTTTAATCCAAGGATTTTGCCATCTTTCAGCTTCAATCCGGCTTCTTTAACGTCTGCCATAACAGACTTCTTTGCAGCTTCACTGGAAAACTTAACATTGTCGAGTGCCGCTTTGAGTGCGTCTGAGAAATCACGGTCATAGATTTTCGCGTTGAATTCTTTCTCTGCATCTGCCGCTTTCTGTTTCCAAGTCTCTAACTCACTTTTAATATTTGCCGGGTCGATACCGTCAAAACCTTTTAAGGTTTCTTCTGCTGTCTCAGCACGTTCTTTCCAGTTATCTCGTTCTCCCTCAACTTTTGACAGAGTTTTCGCCACTTCCTTTGCGTTCTTGTAATTCTCAGAAAGTGCTTTCTTTACATCTGCCTGTTTATCCTCCGGGATTTCAATTCCAAATGATTTTAAAGTGTCAATAAGTTTCTGCATAACATCCTCCTGGTCGTGTTTATTGACCTGCCGCCGCAGGTAAATGGATTAAGCCAGTTAGACCACTGGCAAGGTAATCGGAAAGGCAGGAATCGAACCTGCGACCTCACATTTACAGTGCGATCTACCACTGAGCTACATTCCATGCCGCCTATAACGGCCAACCCTCTAAAAAGAAACTGGGGTGAATTTCACTTCTTTCGCTATAGCGTAAATCCACCTGAGACATAGACCACCTGTATACAAACAGCTTAACTCTAAGCGGATTAAAGCGGAGCGCCCGGAATCGAACCGGAGACCAGAGTGCGACTCTGTCAGTTTTCCACTAGCGTACATTCCACATAACCCGGATTCCCGGGTTAGCAAGGTGTTTAACGTGTCATGCCTGCCACGAGTTGTTTCGGATATTTATTTCTTTTTTAAAAGAAAAGTATGAATAACAAAAACCTTAATCAAGGAGGTGAGCCATCTTGCGTGCCAGATGGCAAATACGCACGACAGGATTCGAACCTGTTCAACTTTCCGTTAAAGCGTGCGTACCAGCTACTAAATTAAAGAAAGGAGGATTAAAACGAAAATGTCAAAAACAACCGTTTTACTTGTGCTTCCTGCTGCACAATTACATTATAACAGATTTCTTTTAACTACCTCTCTACCACTTTTGTGTTTTTAGAGCATATCACGGAGTTTTTCTACGTATCTCTTGACAAGATCACGTTCTTCCCGGCACTCTGCATCCTTGGACATATCACTCATTTCTGTTGTAAGTTCGTCCAGATGTTCTTCCAATGCGGCGAGCATCTTTCTTTTGCAGTCTTCAGACTTGCCGGAACGATAGCTCTGTTTCTGTGTCATATAGTCGTCATAAGCATCTCGTCCGTCAGAGCGGCTGTAATGTCCTCTAACATAATGCTCACCACGTCTGGCATAAGAACTGCCTCGGTCATAATCCGGCATCATTCTGCCGTCATTTGCGCTGTATCTCCCCATGCTGTCGCGCTTTCTTCCGCGTTCGCTGTAATCGTCATTGTATCCGCCACGCATCTCATCAAGGACAGTGTTATAGTACTCCACTTTCTTGTCCCAGTACTGCGTGTTCTTTATGTCTTTGTACATATCAATCAGTTTGTATGTCATTTCCAGATTTCCGGTAGTCAGTCCATTATCAGCGATTTTGGAAAGTTCATCTTCGATTCTTGCACATAAATCCTTAATATCTCTCATAATCGCACCTCCTATGCTTCTCTAGTCACGACAATATTTGCGTTCGCAACAGAAATAGCCTGATCGCTTGTGTTTTCTACCGCGATATTAACGCAGCATCCGCGAGGCACATCAATATAGATGCCAGAGGACACATTATTGTACTGATTTACTGCTGCCGGTGTGGAAATCATCTGGGAAGAAAGAACCGGCTCACCAGAGATTGCAATTGCCAGAGAAATAGCTCCGACAGTACCGCCTGTTGGAATTGCGATATTACCAGAAAAATCCACGAAGAATCTCGCTTTACACTGGTTAGTCAGTCCTCTTAGAGTGATGATTCCGCTTCCCTCTCTGTGCTGAATGCAGTTAGAACCCTTAACTGCTGTATTTGAAAATACTACGTTTCCATTTGCTGCTACAGTCTGAGCAGCTACACTTGTAAATTCTGCCATAATTTTTACCCCTTTCATATCACAAAAGGACAGGTCTCAGCCTGCCCCTCTGTGTAATACGGTATAAGCCGACATTCGAATCAATCGAAAGATACTCTCGATATGAAGTTATCAGCAATTGCATCCGGTGTTGCATCCGCATCCACATCCGTAATATGTGTTCGGGTTAGGAACCTGATATGCCGGAATCGGTGCTGGATTGATTGCATTAATGAGCTGCTGTGTCTGAGAAGCCATTGCAGTTGTGAGAAGTGCGCTCTGGCGATCCTGAGATGCAGCACGTCTGAGATCATTATTCTCAGCCTGCAGACTAGAAATCTTTTCATTGCAAAGATAATCTAAAACGGCTCTCGCATTTGCATTCTGGTTATCAATGATGTCTCTTGTGTTACTGTTCATGGTGTTCTGCAATGCACAGGTGTTCTGTGCCATATTGTAGTTCACGCCCTGGATAGCTTCCCGGGTCTCGCAGCAACAGTTCGCAAGCTGAGCCTGTAAAGCATTTGTATTCTGCATGTTTGCTACAGTATCAGCATTGATTGCCTGCTGGATTCCAAAGCCGGTCTGCATGATGTTTGTATTGATTCCGTTAAAACCGGTAAGCATACCGTTATTCATGGCATAGAATCCATCACACAGGCCACTATTGATTCCGTCAAGTTTGCTGATTACTGCGGAATTGTCAAATCCTCTCTGAATGTCTGCCTGAGTAGCTGCTGTGGCTGCATATCCGCCGCCATTGCCATTATTGCCCCAGCCGTTGTTTCCCCATCCGAAGAAAGCAAAAATGAATAAAACAATAATCCACCAGCTACCATCTCCGCCAAACATGCCGTCATTATTTCTACCGTTTCCAGTAGCAGCGGCAATATCTGCTAAGCTATAATTTCCATCCATAGTTATAATCTCCTTTATTGTGTATTTACATCAATCTGGCCAGATTGTAATGTACTATTTCATTCCTTTCAACATGTGCTGGAATTGCCCTGCCATCTGTTGAACTTGATTAAGTTGTTGCTGAGAAATCTTCCCAGACTGTAACATCTTCTCAACTTCTGCTTTCGGGTCTCCCTTAAAATTCTGCTTAAACTGCATAAACTGCTGTATCATCTGCATTGGCCCGTTTCCCTGCGGCATCCCACCACCGAGGGTGTTAAATAATGGATTACTCATCTGCGTTTCCTCCCTTGACTGCTGATTCCTGCACGGTATTAGCTCTAACAGGTTCAGAAAATGAATTTAATCGGTTTATGATAGCTTCGTATTTGCCCTTCAAATCATCATATTCCTGTCTGGTGACATATTTACTGTCCATGTTCTGAACAGACTGCTTAGGCGGCATCTGAGCACCTACTTCATGGTATTCAAACGTCCGTAATGGTTGTGGCATACCGGAAACGTCTGTGGATTTTATGTAGAACTTTTCACTTTCACTGTCCATCAGTAAAACGCTTGTCCCGGGTGCTACCAGATAGGATTTTGCACCCACTTCGCCAGATACCCACAGAATGCCACTATTATTCTGCTGTGGTTGCTGTACTGGTTGAGCTGGCATCTGGACAGGCTGTTGCTGAAATTGGTTCATCTGTCCCGGAACACCAAAACTATATTGATAAGGATTGTTATATAATGCCATCTTATGCACCGCCTTTCTAATTATATTTTTGCATAGATGTATCAATCTAAAAAGTTCAAAAAAGTATCGAAAAAGTATTGTGTAATAACGCACATAGATTTATAATTGAGAAAAAAGGAGGGATTAACATGGCAACAGAAGCGCAGAAAAGAGCGGTAAGAAAGTATGAGAACAGCAACTATAGGCTAAACATTGTCTTTCCAAAAGGAACTAAAGAGAGGATTGAAAAGCTCGGTCTTGGCAAGAGCAACAGTGCCTTTATCAGGGATGTTGTTCTGTCAGAGCTCGACAGGCTAGAAAAAAAATAAAAATAACGCACATATACGCTTGACATATAACGCACATAGATGTATAATAAAGACAGTTAAAGAAAACCAATTACACAGCCCCTACAAGGGGCGGAACGGAGGAAAAAAGATGAGAAAATTTGAATTGAAACAGGTAGCCCGAAACAATTCCGAAAACTTCGGATGTGCCAAAGTTACAGCAGCTTGGCTGTGCGGCACAGAGTCCCAGAAAGAGGATTTTATAAATTCTCTGGGCGAGAACTGGGTGAGAATCCCGGCGGAACTTGTTGACGAGACCACCGAGCAGAATTTTATTTCTTACGCTCGGGCATAAGGAGGAGGGAAAAGAAGATGTTAGAAAGAAAAATTGATCGAGCAATTGAGAAAGAAGCAATAAAAACCGGGAAGATGGGAACCGAACTGGTGACCGTAGAAATGGCACTGACAAGTGGAGAAATCGAGGAGTTTAGAAACCTCGAAAAATATGACAGCGATCATTATTTTTGGGAAATCGAGGGTAACACCCTTAGAATTTCCTATACAGAAGAAATTTAAGAAAACGCCCGGAACTGTTCTTGAAATAGTACTGAATAAGTGCAAATTTTAATATTTCTATTTTGGAAAGACGCAAAATAAGCCCCTGAGAGATAATCCTGGGGCTTTTATTGTCGTCTTAACACACTTTAATTATTTTATTATTCACCCTCCGGCTTAATCGTTTCGCCGTGGATATACTCACATTCATCTGTTCTGCACAGTATTCAAGAGTGTGTTCCTGACATCTCAGCCGAAACAGTCTTTCTTCGTCCGGTGTAAAATTGCACTCTAACAAGAATCTGTCTATATCTTTCTTAGTGAACACATATAATTTCATGAGCATACCCCTTATTAATGCAATTAACGCTGATTCTGTGCAAGATACTCCGTGAGCTTCTGCTTTGTTTTTTTTAACTCCTCGACGTTGTTTCCGCTGATCTGACTGTCTAGCATGGTTGATAACACTTCCAGAATTAATGAATCTCGTTCTGCGATTCTCCGAAGACTTTCATAATCTCGTCTATCATGCTCTTCCAGTGTCTCTACTCGCTTATTAAGTCGAAATGCCGGAGTAATCCATTTAAAAATTACGGCTGCCGCGCCTCCGACAATAGACACCCCTCCGCAGATAGAGAGGAATATTTGTACAAATTCTGATATGCTCATTTAGCTACTCCTTTTCCCAGTAATATACCGGGATCTCATTACCACTATCCCACGTATCGAAATATTTACCCTCTTGTACTGTCACCACATGACCGTCTATGCAGAGAATATATGTGCCTGTCGGATGGTCTGTGCAAAAGTCGTTGACTGTATAGATATATCGTCCATGATCGTCTATCAAATGTCGCTGATATCCCAAGTCTTTAAGGTACGCGCCCCAGACATAATTCGCTGACGGCATGTCACATAGTTTACAGGCTCTTACCATTAGTTCTGTGAAAACTGTCTCCCAATCTTTCCCGGTTGCTTTGCAGATGGCACGAATAACACAATCTCCGACTCTTTTTCCTATAATTGGATTTGGATTATATTCTTCAAACATGCTCATTTTAAATACTCCCATAAATAACCACCGCCAATCCCTTTCCGGCACCATGCTTTTAGCGTTCCAATAGGATATCCAAGCAGTTCCGCTGCAACATGTGCAGAACAGTATGTAGCAAGAATTTTATTCTCTAGCGTTTTCTGGCAAACTGGTAGCGAAACAGTATCAATTGCACGGATTCTTGCTGTTCCATAATTATTGTTATACTGATACGTGCACCATTCTAAATTTTCAACGGAATTATTAAGCTTATTTTCATCTTTATGGTTTACGCAAGGCAATCCCTCTTTATTTGGAATAAAAGTTTCTGCAACAAGCCTATGAACTTGAAATTTTCTTTTATTCTTTTTACTATAAAGAGTTACTACATAATATCCGGAATTGATCAAATGCGGTTTTAAAATCAATTCCTTGGGTTTCCCTAATTTTGCACTTTCTTTGAAACTTTTTACGTTTCCTAAATTACTAACCTGGTATAATCCCTCATAACCTTTGACATCTTTCCAAATCTCTTGCATCTTATTCTCCTTTACGTATATATGTATATACGTATATTTTAGCATATTTTCATATTTACGTCTACACGTATTTATGATATATTTATCTCGGGAGGTGCATTATGAACAAAGTTAAATTTACAACAACTATTGATCAAGAGTTATTGGAAAAATTAAAAATCGCTGCCATCAAGGAAAAATGTTCTGCTTCATTTATTTTGGAAAAACTTATAAGAGAATATCTTAGCAACAAGGAAGGCAACTAGCCTTTCTTTTTTGCTGTTTTATATCTCTTTGCCGCTCCTCTGGCTTTTGCGGCGTTCTGACGGTTCCACTTCGCAATCATAAGGCGGTCTTGCAGTTCCCTCAGGCCATTCTGTTTGCAGTAATCTTTGTATGCAGCATTTTGTTTCTGTAAGAGATAAGACTTCCGGTCAAGGTCTTGTTGGAGTGCAAATCTTGCCTGTTCGTCCTTGCAGTTATTAACCGCCGCTTGCATTCCGAGAACTTCTCTCTTCGTTTTGCGGATTCTCCGTTCATAAGTACGTTGCCGCTGTTCCTTTTCGTACTGTTTGCCTTTGTCAGCTTTATCCTGTGCTGATAGTTCTACATAAGGGTTAAATTCCCCGTCACTGGCTCCAAAACTATGCCGACAGTTGACCCCTGATAGTCCACTTGCCGTTCCATATCCGGTCAATGAGAAAGGTGGAAATTTCTTACTCTTGCCAGAACGAGAGTATATCTTGCCTTGCCAAAACGAGTGATTTCCCGGATTCTCGCCGCCGTCACCCGTCCTCGCTCCTATGTGCGCACTGACCAGAACTAAATCCCAGTCCATTTCTTCCATGCGTTTTAGGGATATATCTCCCGTAGCCTGTGCCACACCAGTTCTGACAGAACGCGCAACTGCTGTTTCAATCGTGTCTTTTCTGCCAGATGGATATGTGACGGTAACACCATCACTCACAACGTTATTGACTGCCTCTTTGATGGCTTGCGTATACCCAACCGCCCCAGTCATCACATGGTTATATGCAAGGTCGCATTGCTCAATGTAGAGTCTCTGAGCGGCACTTGCGGTTGTTCTTGTAAAGTTCTTCCACTCTCCCATGGTCGCAAGCATATTCCGCTCCATGAGTCTTATCATAGCTGGAGACTGTTCGAGCGGTACAGGGCTTAATCCTGCCGCCTTGTATACCTTGTCATCATAGTTCATTGCGGTGATTCCGGCATCTTCAAACGCTTCAAGAAGTTCCTGCTGTTCACGTTTGGTATATCTGGATAATTCTGCCAGAATGTCCTCTAGCAGTACACCGGATTCCTGTAGCGTTCTGATTCTCCACGCATCAGCATTGGTCAGAATATAATCCTCACCTCTGCCGATTCTTGCCATCATCCGCGACACGATTTCAGAGATGATATACTGATGCAGTTCCTCTGCTATCTGTTCACTGCCCTCTGTTATCCGGCGTAAATATTCTGGGCTTAACATAACTATTCATCTCCAAACAGTTTTGGTTCGTCTGGCTGAGCTTCTTTGACCATTGCTTTCGCTTCTTCCTCAGTCATTCCCTCAAATTTTACAAAATACAACCATGCCGGTACCTTGCCAGTGGTCACATACTGCCACCATCTTGCACGGTCGTTTTCTCGCACATACAGGATGTCTCCAAAATCATAATTGACTTCATAAGCTCCGACTGGTGCAAGCCCGTACAGGTCAGCGTAGACGTTCAATGCGTAAATAACTTCATCCAGACAGGATTCCAGTTTGTCCCTTACATCTTTGATGAACTGCACTGTCCTCTGCTGTTCTGCTTCTACTCCCGTAGCCGTCTGAATACCGCTAGATTCGTTAAAAACAAAGTACCCATTGGAGAATCCAATCTTGTACCCCAACTGGCTTAAAAGGGCATTTATGCCGCTTATACGAGTATCTGTGTTGAGTTGTGGATTGATTTCTTGATAAAACTCTTTCTCGTCCTGTCCGAATACATTCTTAACAAAATGTGGTAAGCTCATCTCGTTCCGTCTGTTCTCCATGCTCTGTGGTGACATAGCTGATACAGGCGTGCCGCTTGGCATCAGTAGTCTATCATCTGCCAGAACAATCTTCTGAGAATCAAAAATCTCTCCGGCATTACGGCTGTATGCAATGTCCAAATCCTTTAATTCCTCAATGGCTTCGGCAAATATCGGCAAGCCCAGTGGCGTACTGATATCCACATTGTTCGCCTGCGGTGTTCGGAGTATTCCGTACAGAGGTCCATCTAGCTTCTCGCCATTTGCTTTAAGTATCGGCGGTGTATCTGTCATGAGGTCGGCCCACTTGGTCTGTTTAAGGTCAATCTTATCACCGATTGACTGAGGGGATTTTGATACATAGGCTCTATTAGAAACGTAGTACGGATAGGTCGTCACGCCATCCACGGTAGTCTCAACAAATCTATGATATTCAAGCCGTGTATAGTATTTCCGTCCAACAGTATAAGAATCCTTGAATATGATTCCCTTAATTTCCTGATTATCATAGTCCACGATCATCACATCTGCCGGAGTAAATACGTCAATGCTTTCACCATTTGGCTTAATAAATACTGTTCCATAAGCACAGCCATATTCTACCCAGTGACGGATTTGAAAATATACCTTGTCGATCTGTTCCTGTAGCCACGTAGCCCTTGCAGAACCGTCTATCTGAATGCCGATCGCCAGCGTTGCGAGCCGAGCTGTTTCTGAGCAGACAGATTTAGCAAAATTGATCGTCTTGATATTATTCTTATCATCCAGCCATTCCGGCGCACCTCTGTAAATGTTCGCGCACCGGTTAATCAGCGATTCCATCTCTGGAAATTCTGCTGCCTGAATGTTGAAGTCCTCTTCGGCTTGTTTTTTGAATATCATATTAAACCACCTTTTTAGTGTTGTTATAAGTCCCATTATGCACTGTAACCTCTCCTGTTAAACAACGGCTCATAAGCATATCTAAGTGCCGAGATTGCATGATCATCTCCGTCAGGATAACCACTTATTACATTTCCCTCTTTGTCCCGATCGTACTCATATTCTGTGATTTCTTTATATGCGTTCGGTGTTCGCTTCGGGTCAATGACTATAGTCTTTGTCTGTAAGAATTTGAAACCATACTCGATACTTCCCGGTCCTTTGATTGCTCCTCTTGCAGGAAGTCCGGCATCCCGGAAGTCATTCACAGACTTAGGTTCCGCAGAATCACATATCATTGTGTAATCGTCATAGCCTTTTTTCTTGATCCAATCAGCAGTCTTAGAGTTGCTCCATTTATTTACATACAGCTCGTCAATCAGATATATCTTCTCTCTGGCAGAATCATAATAAGTTCGGAGATAGCAGAAGGCATCCGGGTACCATCCATAATCTACGCCAGCGAAAATGCGGTCCATGTGGCTGATCTCTTCGTCTGTAATATCTCTGATTTCGAGATATTCAAATACGTTTCCGCCGTCACCATTCGGGACGCCCAGGTATTCATGCTCATAGGCTTCTGGGCGAATCTGTTTGAGATGTTCGGCATCGTCAAAAAACTGTTGTCCAAGCCATTCCTTTGGAACCGTTCTGTAATCAGAAGAATGAACATATCTGTCGTCTCTCTGGATTAATACTTCCTCATTCATGAAGTTATGTCTTGTTTTTGGTGGGTTGAATGACATAAAAGTCCAGTAGTCTTTTCCACCTCGCATCGATGACTGCAAGATGCTTCGTACTTCTTCCATTCCGGTAAAAGTATCACATTCTTCCAGCCATGCAAAAGCAAAGTATCCGAATGGAGCTTTTAACGACTTTAATTTCATTCTGTCATCAACGCCACGAAACATTATAGTCTGTCCAGTCGGCATATATGTTATTTTCATTGGGCTGACAGTACATTTAAAATCGCCATCAAGGTGTAGTGCTGATATAGCAAATTGCATCTGTGAAAAAACGCTATCTCTTAATGTGTTCGCTGTTTTTCTGAATATGATACAATGCTTATCTCTATTCTCTTTTCTTGTCATTAGCAATATAATGACAATGCTCACGAAAGAAGACTTGCAGCTTCCACGTCCACCTTTGAATACATAATAAGTATGTTTGTGTTCTAAAATATCTCTTAGCACATTATCGAAATTATACGGAAATAAATCATCTGCGGATATTTTCATACTGCTTCATATCTCCAAACATATCCATAGGCTGTGGGACGTCCACCCGAACAGCATCGAGAAATGGCACTATTCTTATAGCCTAACGCTCGCTCCACGTCCATAGTGCAGTCCCATGTTTTTATTATTTTACCATTGTATCTGTCTATCTGATTAACCCTTTTGGCTGAAACGCTTTTACTACCTCTATGGGAATCGCCAATTCTTCTTTTGGTTTCGTCTGAAAGCTTTCTTCCTGTTTGAGTTATTGCTCTTTTAGCTACAACTTCTTTTGTGTGCAGCCTATCGCCGAAATGAAGCTGCGTTGCTGTCTTACTCATTTTCTTCTTTGTACGAGCGCAACGCTTCTTTCCGAAATTTCCACCACTGTCAAAATTAAATCCGTACTTTTCTTCATTGCTTCGATGTTTTGCAATGCTTTTTCGTTCAATTAATTCGGCTTCTTCTTTGGTGAGATTATCGGATATAATTTCATGCTTAATCCCTTCCCAACCATATTTTTTTATAATTTTGAAGAAATCATCGTTTCCGTAATATCCGCTGTCCCACCTTGCTTTTACTGTTTTGCAAGTCATTCCTATATACACTCTGCCATCAGGCACAGTATGTTTATATACTTTATATCTTCTCTCCGTTTCTGGTAAGTTCAATTACTATGCCCTCCTCTTTTTCTTCTTTCATTTCCGGTTCTGGGTTATCTCTCCATTTATCACGTTTTCTGTTTTTTAACCAGAATATTTGAGCCGTGGTATTCCCCTCAAGAGCATTTTTGAAAAGTGCATTTTCTACTAAGTAATCAGCTATTTCTTTCCCTTCTTTTAGGGACTCCGAAATCTCCGAATATTTCTTTTTCCATTCATATAATGTCGATGGGGAAATGCACATATTTTTTGCAATCTGCTCGTCAGTTAAACCATCTCTAGCCCAACCTTGTAAAAGTACTTGACCTTCTTGAGAAAGCCAATATTCATACTTTCCCGCCATATTAACCTTCTCACCTCCAGACATAAAAACGCCCTAGCATAGTTATAGTTATATATACTATAATACCATACTAGGGCGTACATAGCTCTCTACCACTTTTATAAATTTTTAAGTTTTTTTTTAAAGCCTGCCAATCAGTTTGGCCAGATGATAATATTCCGCCATGACCTTGCGTTTGTATCCGTAAAAGTCATTCTCCGTTGCAGGAACCGTTCTGATCTTCTCCATCGTTCGATAGCCGATACTGTTCACAATGCTGTCATAGATTTGTGATTCGATGCCGGGCGCATATTTGATAGATACCTGTAACAGATTGTATTTGTCGCTTTCGCTAAGATTCCGCAAGTGGCTTTGTAATGTCGGTACATCATCCGGCGGTACTCCGTAGTCAATCAGTGTTGCCTTCCTTAACTTCATTTATTTCACCTTCTTCGTTCAGACTCCAGTCACATGGTATGCCTTGAAAACATTCTGGACAGTGCTCGTAGAATCCGCATCCTTTGCAATCCGCCGGCTGTCCAGTGCAATATTGCTGTAGTACGTGGTATGCCGATATAGCAAGGTTTGGCGTTATGTCTGGTGTAGGTCTGTTATTCATTTCTTCATCTCCTCCAGTTTCTTTACCGTTTTCCTGTAATCTCTGTTTGCAGACCGAAACATCATCAGAAGTATTTCAGATACAGGCCTCGCTCTGTTGGCTCGTTTGGCTTTCTTGGCACATATAAGTTCGTTTCCTTCTGGTACATATATTCCTACATAATGTGGAATTTCAAGGGATACCGCAGCGCATACATCTGTCGGCATAACCAGGTAGTTATAATCACCAATAAAATTCAACCCATGACCAGAACGAAAATCTTCAGCTGATGATTTAACCTCATAACAATAGCAGTCACCTTTTTCTATCCCGGACACACTATTATTTGCTGGCACGAATCGCATATAATCCACCCTTACCGCATGATCTGTCGAATAATCGAATGTCACTTCTTTCGCCCAATAAATACGTGGATCATTGTGAGGATTTATTTTCTTTTCAAGCATGGCTGATAATTTTGCTGTAATCTCAGGTCTTGTCATTTTGAACCTCCTCCAACTTCTTCTCTATCGGATTAATAATCTCTTCCAATACCTGCTGCTCATAATTTTCTTTCCAAAATTTCTCTCTTTTCCAAAACGGAACTTTTTTAACTTCACCTATTAAATCAATACACGCCATTGCTTCCAGCATTCCCCAACATCCATCACAGGCTCTTTCATTGCACCACTTTGCAAATTCTTTAAATTTCATTTTTGAGTTCCTCCAGCTTCTTCACAGCTTCTTCGCGGGTGAGGAATACGGTTTTGTCAAGTTCATTATAATAATTGCAAAATAGCATAAATTGCAGATTGTTTTCTACGATATAAAATTTCTTTTCAGAATCACAATCGCAGTTACAATTATAATTCTCACAATCAATAACTGTTTCTCCAAATTTACTACATTCCGTATATTCATAAGTTATTCGATATACTTTTTTAAATAAATCATCTGGCAATTTCACAAGCAATCCCTGTTCTTCTAAGTCTTCATAAACAGCAAGTTTCGTAAGAATTTTATCCGCAAACGGTTTTAATAATCCATCCGTAATTTCTTCTTTTGCAACTCCTGTACCATCAACATTTCTTTCTCTTTCTGTTAATCTCTCCATCTACTTCACCTCTTATCGCTTGCTTTTTATCGCTCATTTTCATCGCTTGTTTTTGTAATTTCTCTCAAGCAGGCATTCCAACCGTCGGCAAATAAGTTTTTCTGCACTTCGTAATTGCTCACGGGTGCAGTTGTACTTTTCTTCTCTGGTAACAGCTTCAATGGACACCAATCAGGTCTTGATTTGCTTTCGTAATCATAATGTTCTTCTGTTATCAGAATTTCAACGCAGTCTAAACAGTCAGCTAATTCACACAAACCCTCATATTCAAGTTCGCCGCAGTATGCAGTTCCGAACGGGCAATCATAGCAATTTTCTGGTGCGTCTATCACTAATACTGATTTACTCATACGCTTCACTTCCTCTCAGCATCAGACTTAAAGTATTGTACCCCGGGACACAATTAATAAATTCTTTCTGGTCAGAACTAATACTCATCCCAATTTCCCAAATTTTGATGTATTTAATTAATTCGTCTGCATCTATTAAGCGCATTTTTCATTTCTCCTTTTAATCACTCGCCATGAAATTACCGAGGCATAACACACATGCTATAATATTAAGCACCAGAATATCCCATTTCTGATTGATTATATTCACAACAATGCATACAGCGTCTGCAATGCCTAAAACTAATGAAAAATATTTATTCATTGTTTTCATCCTCCCATACTCCCAACAACCGCATTCTCTCATACAGTACAGCGACGGTCTTGCGTCTGTATCCGTAGAAGTCTTTTGGATTCATCGGGATATATCTTTCTTTGCTGATTTTCCTGTAACTTTTCCGGTGCAAGATATTCTCAACAACCATATCCGCTATCACCGTGTTCTTAGGGCAAGCTGACAAGGCGGCGCTGGTAAGCAGGTATCCGCACTCTGCTGGGAAGTCTTTCAGCATCGTGTTTAATTTTTCAATGTCCTCTGCCGGAATACCGTAGTCTTTCAGCTTTTTATTCCTTGTCAGCATACCGTTCTCCTTTCTATTCGTCTGGATGGTGTTTGTCGTACATGATCGCCACACATACAAGACTAACCACTCCAAATATAGTTCCAAGGGTGAATCCTAATAAGAATGTAATCATGCTTCCACCTCGCTATCCTCTGGCATCTGAAAGACCATTTTGTTCATAAGTACTTTTCCAATAGCTTCAGCCAGAAGTTCATTTTCTTTTCTGGCATTTTCATCGTATTCGTAAAACTTTTCGCCTTTTCCATGTTCTTCATATATATCTGTTTCGATCTTGGTTCTTTTTGGAGTGATTCTTGTAATCTTAACCGGAATAATTTTTCTATGTCGGAACGTCGATAACCACCCGCAATTCACCGTTCTAGCAATTCCGACGGTATCTCCTACCTTTAAATCGTCTCTGCTGATTTCTTTTAACTTAATATTCATTTCTCGTCCTACTTTCATTTACCCAAATGCTACCTGTCCGTTATTCTGTATATAAATCATCGGTGCAGCTTTACGCTCCATATCTCTCAATCAGCTCCTTATAATCATCACAAATCTGAATGTGATGCTTCTTTTCCAAATCATCAACCATTTCAGACAATGATGTTTTTCCAGAATTGATATCATTGATGTAGTTATTAATTCTTTTTACGGACTTCATGTAACGTTTCCATCCCCATCCATGTAATTCGTGCATTACATAGAACAAAATCACAAAATTCAGCACGTCAGACCAGTTCTTTCCATCCTCGAACCCATCATCAAAGGCTTTTAACTCCATCTCTTTTAACTCTTTCTGGCAGTTCTGGATAGACTGTGCGAACATATGAGCCTGCTGATTCGTATACGGAATGAATGCTTTCTTTTTCTGCTTGATTTTTAACTTTCCCATCCAACAGCCCTCCTTATGTTTTCTGTTAAAGCATCAAACTGTTTTAACATCTTCCGACATCCGTTTCTGGTCACCTGCATATCTTCGGCAGAGTCATCTATCCAATATTTGCCGTCAATCGGATAGCTGTTATCCAAGAATGTACGGAATCTGCATTTTGTAAGTCCGAATTTATTCATAATTTCTCTTTGCGTCAAGGGCTCTACAAATTCACCATCTGCTGTAACAATGTCATAAAGTTTCATTTTATCTCCTTGTTTATCTTTCTTATTCCGTACCCAACTGGAGTATATGCCCTGTCGGTACTGGGGTGGTTTGTTCTGAGTAAACCATCATCAATCAACTGATTGATATGTTTCCAGACCGTAGCTCTCCCGGCATCTACCTTTTCAGAAATCTCCGTAATCGACGGTGCATATCCAACCAGTTTGATATAACTGACGATATACATATAAATTTCTTTTCTAAGAGCCTGTCCCTGTTTGTATCTATTCTTCGTGTTGTACATTCTTTCTCAATCCTCTCTGCTTAGAACTTAAAGCATTGTTTAAAGCTAATATACAGCCCAGAATGAACTGCTTATCATTCTGATCAGGACATATACCCGCCAACTCTCCAAGCTCATCTAAGCGATTACACACTTGTTCAGAATAGTCGTCCGTAAGCTCCACCTGATAGAACTCCTTTATAACTTTCCAGAATTCTGTCATAAACCTTTGTATAATTGGAATATCTTTAGCTTCTACTTTCATCTTCCATCTCCTTTATATGTAACCTATTTAAAAAATCCGGTTTCATTTGGGTTACAAAAAAATCCAGTATTTATGCGAGTTTGAGACGTTTGCAACCGTGTAACCGTGTAACTCACATATTCCCTATATAGGAGAAAAAAATAATTTCATTCTCATATTTTTATTTTTCTATATATATATATATATTCTGAAAAGTTACAAGGTTACTCGGTTACAAAACTAATCAAATATCGGATCCGATATCTGGAACAAACTCGCCTTTTTCTGCTCTTCCAGGTATCTATCAAGATCATTTACCACTCTCAAACAGCAAAACTTTTTTGGATTTCTGCTTTCTGACTCTCTTTTTAAGATGTTACCGTACTTATTGTTGGAAATAACAAGTCCCATCTTCATACCCCATGACAGAAACGCTTTTTTGGAATATCCGCCATTTTTGCAGATGTTGTTGAGCGCAGTCGGGTAGAAGTACACTAACCGGTTCATTTCTCCATCTTTTTCGATGGGATCTCCCCATTTTTCACAAGGTGTATCAACGTCGAAGCGCTGCTCATTCATAGCAATCATATCCACCAGATATTCATAACAACGTTCGTTCGGGGATACATCCGATACATCAGCAAGCGTGTTTTTGGCATCTTGTATATCAATATACTGCATATCCTTAAAAAGCATATCTGCGGCGATTCTATCCGCGGTCAGGACAATCGATAAGGAAAGTAGCTGTTTATCTGTTTTATCGTCTGATGCGATTTTTTTTAAAATCTCCTGCTGGATATTTTTAATCTTATCAACACCCATTTCTTCCAGTACTGCCACGAAGTCTTTTCCGGCAAAGCCATAGTTTTTTTTGAGAATATCAATGGTATCTTGCGGATTCTCGAACAACTTATCATGCGTGCATTCTACTTCAAGAATACGGTTTACAGCGCCACCCTGGTTTACGTAGGACTGTAATGGATACTCACCGTTTGTGAGGATACACAACTTCCACGTGCTTTCTCTTGTTAAGCCAAGTTCTTTGTTGGATCTGGTTTTTCCTTGGCCGGAACAGAGATCATACACGATTCGCTCAAAGTTTTCCTCAATCTTCTTATCCTTCTGGCTTGTATCATCAAGGATAAGGGGAAGATTATTGAGCATGTCAGCTTTTACTTCCAGGCCCACATCCGAACTCTTGAAGTTGCCTATGTACTTGTTTTCGGACGGATCCGCCCAGACTGAAGCGGCCAGCATGTGGGTAACAGACTTTCCGTTTCCGGTAAGACCCCATAAGTCGGTAAAAAATGGAAGCGCATCCAATGGCTTAATCAGAACACTGGCGAAAGACGCTGCCAGCATAAACTTAATTTCGAATTTATCCTGCTGCCTGATCTTTTTTACATGTTCATACCAAGTTTCCCTATCTCCTTTTACCCGAATGGCTTCAAAAAGTTGCCTGAACTTTGCATCCCCATCGAATATGATTTCCTCGCTGTATGGCAGGAAACCGTCTCCAATCCATCCAAGTTTTCCAGACGAATATTGTATTTCTATGTACTCATCGTTCAGATTTTCCACATCTGATAAGTACCTCACAAGGTGTTTGGCAGTCTCTGATGTTACAGCTATCCCGTTCTTGGATAGTCCTACAATCTTGGATGCAGTTGCTACGACATCTTTTGGAACAATAATCTCTTGCCATTTATTGTTACGTTTAAAGGCAATTTTTATCTGTTCTTCACCTGTCTGAATATTTTTTAAGCGTTCAACCGGCAATATAGGATGATAGCAGGCCCTAACATCTGTTATTCCAGTAGCAGAATTCCAAGTGCAAATTCCATCATCTGCTGCGATCCAGTTTCCACAGGCCATTCTATCGTAGGGACTATCCGTAAAGTTCGTATAATGTTCTACAAGACTGGTTTCTTTTAATTGCCTCCGGATATCTTCCTGTTCTTGCCTTTTTATATCTTTTTGCACTTTTTTGTATGCGTTTACCACGCTTGTAAACTCTGTTTTGCACCTCAATTCAGATGCTCGAAGCGCAAGGCTGGCCAACAGTTCAGCCCTGTAAATCTCATCCTCCTGATTAAACACCTCATCCAGCACTTCCCGAGACATAATGGATTTTGCATCCAACTTGTTCAAAGGAACCATCTATATCACCTCTTTTCTAATACGGTATATTATTCAATTTTCCGTGCAAGTACAGCACTTTTTGAAGTGCATTCCATGCCTCACACCATCTATCAGAAAATGGTTCCCACCTCTCGATTTCTGCCCGGTAAAAATCAATATCAAGCAAACATTCCTTCAATTCAGCTTTTTTCTTTTGTTCTTCCTTACGCCTCATTTCCATCTGCTTTTGGTGGTGATATATTGCCATTCTGGAAGAGAAGTTTGGTTTCTGGTAAGTCCCCCCAAGTACGGTAAAAGCTGTCTTAAAATCGCAATTATCCATGTTCTGGATAAATGTAAATATGTCGCCTGTTGCACCACAGCCAAAGCAATAATAACTGTCTTTATAGATTTTCATGGATGCGGTACGGTCACCGTTATGAAAGGGACACTGCATAAATCCTGCTCTGTTTGGAACCATACCATATCTGCTCAGAACGTCCCTCATGCTATTCTGTTGTTTAATTGTTTCTTTATCCATTTGACAGAATCTCCAAAATTCTTTTGCCAGTGTTTTTCTTGTCACAAAACAGAAATTCAACATCATACTTGCGTTGCATCGTGCAAAGAATCTTATATAAGACATCTCCATGCATAACTTTCTGTTCCTGCTCTACCCAGACGCCATTTTTTTTAACTCTTTTCTTTGTTCGGGGATTCTCCCACCAGAGAACATCATCCAGTTTTTCAATCCCTTTTCCATGCTCACACAGGAACACGAGCTTTATTCCTGCTTCATTTGCCCGGATGATCTCAGCACGAAATCTTTCATGCTGCTGGCACACATTTCCACATAATTCAGAAAGATTTTGCTTTCGGTCAATAACCAGTCGAGGGTTGTCGTAATTCATGTAATCCCCGACGTAGAGCTTCGACACAAACCATTTCTCCCCTGCTGCATCAAATGCTTTCTTAATGCCATCAATAACTTTCTGGTGTTCCCTACTGTCAATTTGTATCATGCGAACGGTATCTCCTCGTCAATTCCATCTGGAATACTCATAAAACCATCCGGGTCTGTTTCTGGACGCGGCACCTCCGACTTCTGCTGGCTCTGGTTAGCGCCTTTGCTTTCGCCAAACTCAATCTCCTCCACGACAATGTCTGTCGTGTATACCTTCTGTCCATCACGATTAGTGTAACTGCCGGTCTGGATTCTCCCGGATAAATCCGCTTTCATTCCTTTAGAAAAATATTTCTCGATAAATTCTGCCGACTTTCCGAAAGCGATACAATTCAAAAAATCTGCTTTCTGATCGGAACCCTCTTTCACGAATCTTCTGTCTACCGCAATAGAAAGCCTTGCAATAGATGTCCCATCATTGGTGTACTTTATTTCTGGATCACGTGTAAATCTTCCTGTAAGAATTACTTTATTCATGCTGTTACTCCTTTTCTGTATGCTGTTTGTCATAGTCAATTAATATCTTCAGGCATTTCTGACCTTTTTCCTTGGTAAGAGACTTAATATCGTTTACCTTAAAACGAGTTTTAATCTGTTCCAAAAGCTTAGCTTCCGGGTACTTATCAATGATATTTTTAATTGACATAGTAGTCTCGGAACTAATCATCTCAGTTTCTTTTGCCGATTCCGCTTTCCTGCCGGACGTTTTTCCTTTCTCTCCTGTATTAGTAGAATCACTGTCTTTATTATCATCAATACAGAACAGTCCATTTAAAGCGTATTTTCTGGCATAAGATGAAGCTGCACCTGTCACCTGTGAAGAATCCATGCCTTTCTTAGACTCTTCTTCCCTTGCATAAGCAACAGTTGTAATCTCACCGGTATCTTCACAGTCGTTCAGATGAGCTTCTGCCCTGACATATATTCTGTCTCCAACAACTTCCATCCGATCTGTGACGCTTAACACAGTCTTTGTTTCTGCCAGAAGCGGTTTTACAGCCTCCAGAATATCCTCACAGCTCCTGTATTTGTATTTCCCGAAGGAATTGTACTGTCCTTTAGGGGCTTTCAGCTTTGACTGAATAATACCTAACTTCTCATATATATTCACTTCTATTCCTCCTTGTCATAAACCACATGTTTGCTGCCCTCAATAATCAGCAAGCTTGCAATATCTTTCATTGATAAGGTTGATTCGTTATAGATTTCGACCAGTGCGTTGTGTGCGTCTGATGAAACCTTTACAACCTGATTGTCTTTTCCGGTTACCAGTTGTTTCTTTCTTGCCGGAATACGGATTTCAAATTCACTCATTCGTTTCCTCCTTATACGATTTCTGAGCCGTTAAAAGCCCATTTAGAGCCTGTACATAGTTTGCTAGCATTCTTGCCTTGTATGATTCTTCAATGGGGTTATCCGGGACTGTGGCAAGCTGTATATCAATCAATCTCAGAACTTCATTAATTCTCTCATCCATGTTCACACCGCCTTGAAAAAACAGTACAGGTTGTCTGAAGCATCTCCGAACTTCTCTCCATCAATATCTTCGGCTTTGTGGTATTCCACATGATCCAGAGACATATCACAGTTTTCATAATCCAGAATGTAATCACCTCTGGACTGAAGCTCTCTGAGCAGCTCGTTGATACATCCTGCTATCTCCAGACTGGGAAGAAGTTTCATAATCGCTATCTGTTTACTCATTTGGACACTTCCCATCTATCAGAAGTTCCAACAAGAATGCTTTGATTTTATTAAGCTTTTCACGGCTTTCTTTCTCGTAAAATGGATTAAAAGATACGTCTTGGTACAAATCCCACTTGAATTTGCCGTAGGGAAGGGCAGCGTCTTCTTTTCTCTTGAGTCCACATGCTCTCAATCCATAAATTGAATAATCGAATGAGACACTTGCTGTCGGAACTTCGTTCACGACTCTTTTGCATAATCCGTAAATTTCATCAATCTCTTTCTCGAACATCTTCTTATCCTCCTTATTTCCTACTGCCAGTCTGCTTCCATCTGGCGTACTGCCCATGCTGCCGAGATACCGAAAAAGATGTTTAGCCAGATAGGTATATCCACATATTTCCCGGCGAGCATGCATACGGCGATCAACATATATTCTTTCATTTTATTTCATTTCTCCTGCAATCCACGCAAGGTTGCTTGCCACCAGTGCGGCAGCCGTCACAACCCATGCTGTGAACCATCTTTTTGACTTTTTCTTGCTTTCTTCGACAATTTCAGTCGCAAGTGCTACTTCGATGTCAGCCCATGTTAGCTGATTTTCGTTTCTAATTTCACTCATATCTTGCTAATTTCTCCTTATTTTTTCTTATTTGTCTTTACAATTAGCAGATAGAGAACTATAATGTATCTATCCACTAAGGTGTTTTAGTGGTGCAAAGCTCCGGGGCGGAGGCCCAATCTCCCTCCGGGGCACTCACTTATTAAGAGCAGCCTTACCTTTCCAGACATGTCCAGTCACTTCATAGACTTTCCTAGGGCTTATGATGTATGTAATTCGTCCACCGGAAAGGCTTTTTGCTGGCTTGTTATTCTGCACAGCCACTCCAATTGGCAACCATCCGTACACAATCCCTGCCCGGATTGCTGTTACAGGAAGTCCGATCAATTGGCTCGCGTCGGCTACGGTCAGAATTTCTGACGAGAATTCCGGCATCTGTGGAATACCTGATATGATTCTTGCAACCTCTGCAGCGAACTGATGAACTTCTGCATTTTCTTTGACGTAAAGGTTTACTTCTTCTGGGGTCATAATTATTCACCACTTTCTTTTTCTTTTACAAAATGCTTTTCCATCAGGTCGGCAATCATAAGGTACTCTTCCGCAATTTTGCCCTCTCTGGTATTTTTTACCTGTTCGCGGAACTCTGGAATTGTTCCTAAGAAACAACCGCAAGATACTCTGATCTGCTTATCTTCGCACTGAAAGAATGTAGTTGTACGGAACTGAGTGCCGAAACCATGAATGGTTGTATAGTCTGCATTGCCATAGACCTCTGCATTGCCGGAGACCTCTGCATTGCCGTAGACCCTTGCATCGCCGGAAACCCTTGCATCGCCGTAGACCCTTGCATCGCCGGAGACCCTTGCATTGCCGGAGACCCTTGCATTGCCGTAGACCTCTGCATTGCCGTAGACCCTTGCATCGCCGGAGACCCTTGCATTGCCGGAGACCCCTGCATTGCCGTAGACCCATGCATCGCCGGAGGACTGTTCAAGGTTTTCCTCTTTCTCAATCCACCCACCAGTTTCTCCCTCTTCTACATCTCCAAATGATATAAGCGCCTTGATACGGAAAAGCTTCTTTCCAAAGATGTTGATTTTTGACTCTGCTGTCAGTTCGAATTTTTTCATTGATTGGTTTTCCTCCTTGTATTTTCCTTGATGTAAGCATCAACTTCGCTCATATATTTACTCCTTTCATTATTGCTTCAATTCTTACCACCCTAGCACTAAACGGATTAAAACTGTTGTCACACTTGCTACAATTGCTGGAATCACATATTCCATAATCGGATGGCGTTTCATATTTTTTACCTCCTTACTTTGCTTTTATCTCTTAATACGATTTTTATTCAACCTATTGTATTTCCTTTCCCCTCTACCTATAATGCATTTACAGGCACCGACATGCCGAGTATAACGAAAGGGGAATTATATGGTTGAAACAATTACACGACTGTATCATTGCCACAAGATTCACAAACACGTGACTGTTTATGAAGAGTATGAGGTTTCTGATAGCGGTCGCCACCTACTGCGGTGTTCATGTCCATATCATCAATACACGGAAATGAAGCCGCACTGTGATGGGTATAATGATCATGGTTTTCAATGTGGTTATGCAAAAAATCAATAACCAGACTCACTAACTCATCTGGTCGCTCACTTGGCGATAGGTAACAGTAAAGCCGAAGGTCACATTTGCAACAGTCTCCACCAGATTCTTTGCAGTGCTGACTGACGGCTTTATTAAATTGTAATGCGTCCATTTATGCTCCTTTCTTGGTCTCTTCTTTCTGATCAGAATCATCTTTTTTCTCAGAAAAACTTTCCGTCTTGCCGAGAATGTAACCCTTGTCAAATTCTGACATCTTAGGAATCGCATCTTTCAGCTTTTCAACGATTCTTTTTTCTTTCTCCGACAATGCACTCACTCCTTTCTTGTGATATACTCTCCTATGAGAGGAGATTAAAATGAAAAATATTGACTTTTCTAACATTGAGTTATCCTTTAGTGAGCGAATAACTCTCTACTTGTTGCCGATTATCAAATCTAATCGTTTCTTTAGATACCAGACACTAGACTATCTGAACCGCCTAGGTCTGCTTGACCGAGATCACGGAGTTTATACCGTGAACCGAAATTGCAAAATGTACTTTCGAATCAAGCGTAAAGAACGAATTAGATTTGTAATCCCAACAGTAATATCAATTGTTGCCCTATTTGCCGGATATGACGTATGCAAGATTCCATTTCTGAGCGAAACATTATCAGCAGCAAAGATGCTATTGATACATATAATGGAAAGTTTGGGAATTTTGCCATGAACCATTCCAGTAATGTTTTCCTTGGCTCAAAAAAGTACCAGTGGAAAAACTTTTTTATTTGGCTCGTTGTTTTCGCCTCCTTGTTCGGTATGCGTATATAATATCACGCATAAAGAACCTTGTCAACAGTTTTTTGTTCGGTTTGCGAACTTTTCTTCTTTACATTTCCGCACAGAGGTGGTATAGTATTAAATGAAAGGAGGATATTATGAATGACAGAATAAAAGAATTGCGCAAAGCAATGAATCTAAGTCAAGAGAAATTCGGCGAACTTCTTGGAATTACAAAGTCTGGCGTTTCTGATATTGAATCAGGGCGTAGGAAAGTAACAGATCAGCATGTAATAATGTTGGCAAATAATGGAGTGAGTGAAGAATGGCTCAGAACAGGAAAGGGAAGTATGTTTATTCCAAAGAGCAAAGATGAAGAAATTGCAGAAATGCTCGCAGACATACAGAAATCCGGCGAAGATTCATTTAGACACCGTCTTGTATCTGCATTAGCCAGATTGGACGATGATGGATGGGACAAACTCGAAGAGCTGATTGACATGATTTCCAATAAGTAAAAAAAGAAAGACAAGGGCAATGCGCAAACCCTTGTCTTTTTCTTTGTTATCCTATTAATCTTTTTATGTATGCATATATCGTTTTTAGCCAATGAATATTATCACAGTTTTCTATTAGTTCAATAATTTCTTTCTTATAATCCATAAACAACCCTCCCTGTTACAACTACCACCTACACTACAGTATATGTCCGGCTGTGGGAAATAGAACCGAACATTAGTTCGTTTTTGCTATTATACCATCTATTCCGACTCTTGGCAACTGCCAAATATACACATGGACTTTTGTTATTTCATAGGCAAACTTTACAATCTCAAAGAAAATTATGCTTTCACAGAAGAAAAATGCGAGATCACAAACTTTTCCACCGCCGTTGTTTGTATGCGGATACTTCTGGACAGAATGCTCCTGATATACCGTATACGAATGAACTATCTGCATATCCTTCTGATTATTATTGGAAATTATCTTTTGTGGGGTATGTACAAGACTAAATACCTTATAGATCAGCAAGAGAAGTACAAAGCACTTAAAACATTTCTTTTTCATCTAAATCACTCTATTTCGTTCTAAATCTTTACAATATGCTCTTAAAATGATAAAATAAAAATACCACGAATAACCGTACTTTACATAATATTGCAAAATCAGCGGTACAAAATACATAATCCGCATGGAAAGTGCGAAATGTGGCGAATAAAGCTATTAGGAGGAGCAATTCTATGAGTAAGAAAAAAGGTGGAAAACTCAAATGGGTAGTTTTAGCAGTTGTCGTTGTTGGCGTTATCGGTGCCGTTGGTGGAAATTCGGATTCAAACACCACATCTTCTTCCGGCACATCTGCAAAGACGGAATCTGCAAAAGAAATTGATACGCCTACACCAATTGAATACACATCCGTATCAGTCAATGATATGATGTCTGATCTTGACAGTAATGCAATGGGCGCATCTGATAAATACAAAGGCAAATATCTTGAGATCACCGGAAAACTCAGTAACATTGATGCAGCCGGAAAATATATTGACCTTATGGCTGATGGAGATTTTGAGATTATTGGAGTCCAGTGTTACATCAAAAGCGACGACCAGAAATCCAAAATAGCATCCATGTCAAAGGGAGACACCGTTACTTTAAAAGGAAAATGCACAGACGTTGGAGAAGTTCTTGGATATTCTCTTGACATTGAAGAAATAGAATAAAAAATAAAAACCGCCCCGGCATTGGCGTACCGGGACGGCGTTTATACATCTCCGAAGAGATGCTATATTCTGGCAAAACATATTGTATCATCTTCGGAGCAGTCGAACAAGACAGAAAATTTGTTCGGCTGTTATTTTTATACCTAAAACAGCTACATAAAGAAAAGAGGAATAAAAATGGCGAAGAAAAGAAAGAAATATCCAAAATTGCCGAATAACTTTGGCTCTATCCGGTATCTTGGCAAGAACCGGAGAAACTGCTTTGCAGTGCATCCACCAGCTACACCGGACGCTGCTGGCAAACTAAAACGCCCACCTGCGATCTGTTACGTAGATGACTGGATAAAAGGCTTCACTGTTCTGACAGCATACAAAGCCGGCACGTATCAGCCCGGCATGGAGCGAACACTCGAGGTGTCTCCTACAATGGACATAGATGCCCTTGTGAACCGCTTAATTGCCGACTACAATACGATCAAGAGCGTAGAGGATAAGCACCCGGAAATCAAGAAATTGACGTTCTCAGATGTATATAAGCAATTTTATGCGTGGAAGTTCCCAGAGGGGACGAAGCTGTCATACAGTTCAAAGGAAGCATATCGGACAGCTTATACAAACTGTACTGTTCTGCACAATCGCATATTCGAAGATTTAAAGGCTCCTGATATGCAAAAGGTTATTGATGATTGTACACTGAAAAAGCAAAGTCAGATGGCTATTTTGACTCTGTTCAAGCAGATGTACAAATATGCAGTCTACTCAGAAATTGTAACGGAAAATAAGGCGTTATATGTCCATGTTAATGCTGATAATGACACCGAACATGGAACGCCATTTTCTGATCAGGAACTACAAACTTTATGGGATAATGCCAACGATCCAGAAGTGCAGCTCATTCTTATTATGTGCTATTCTGGTTGGAGAATTGGTGAAGTGTTAAAACTTACGACCAACTTGGAAGAGAAATACTTTCAAGGCGGCATCAAAACAAAAGCCGGCAAAAACAGAATTGTTCCGATACATCCTGCTGTATATCATTTTGTTGAACAGAAAGTGCTGGCACAAGATGGAAAACTATGCGTGTATACTCAGCAACATCATAGAAAAGCACTGTTCTATCCTACACTGGAACGTTTGGGAATAGTCGGCAATCCGAAACACACGCCGCACGATTGCCGGCACACCTTTTCCGCGCTGTGCGAAAAATATGGCGTCCGGGAGAACGACCGAAAACGAATGCTCGGCCACTCCTTTGGCGGAGATGTTACAAATGCTGTGTACGGCCACAGAACACTGGAAGAACTCCGGACAGAAATAGAAAAGATAAAAGTTCCATTTGTGACTAACTGTGACTAACGGAACCCATTTTAATCTTTCTAAAACAACCGAAATATCATTATCGAAATGCCGGAAACCCTATTAAAATCAACGTTTTCAGCGATTTTGCAAGGATTTCCCACATTTCATTTTCATTATTCTAATT